ATAACCTTCGATATATACTTTAATTCCATATGGAAGTAAAGTATATATCGAAGGTTATGGATGGCGCACAGCAGATGACTGCGGTGGTGCAGTGAAGAATAAGCAAATTGATATCGCAGTTGAAACTCATTCTGATGCGCTATCAATGGGTGTTACATCTGGCGGCGTTTGGCTATTAATTGAAAAAGACTCTTGACAATACAAAATTAATGTGGTACAATATTCATATAAAACTATAGCAGGTGGACAAAAATGCGAGTTGACGAGCTTAAGGAGTATATTGTTGACAATAATTACATAGAGACAATTCTAGAAGATTTGGGCTGTGGTAATATTCGAGAGCATGACGGCTATTTTACTGCATCTAACCCTGATGGGGATAACAGTTCAGCAATCACAGTGTACAACAACGAAACTCTTATTACTGTAAATTACACTCGCAATATTACCAAGAACAAACGTGTCGCTGATATCTTTGATCTAATTTCTTTCTATCAAGATTGTTCATTCCCTGAAGCACTTAGGTATGTACACAATATATTGGGGCTAGATTATTATTCAGAAAACGCCAATGTACTAGAAGAATTACAGGTGCTAAAAATGTTAATAGAACTTAATAAAGATTGTCACAACGAAGATGACATACCTTTAAAACCGATTTCGGAACAAGTGCTTTCGTATTACCTTCCATATGGCAATAAAATGTGGACAGATGAAGGCATAAGTCTTGCAACTCAAGCTGAATTTAGGATAGCATATGATGAACAAACAAATTATATAGCAATTCCAATCTTTGATTCAATTGGTTCACTTGTTGGTGTAAAAGGCAGATACTTTGGAGATTCAGACGAACAGCATCCTCGTTTTATGTATCTCGAAAAATGCAACAAAAGTAGAGTGTTGTATGGCTATTGGCAAAATAGAGAGTTTATCAAAAACAATAAGTGTATTATCGTAGTTGAAAGCGAAAAGAGTGTACTAAAACTTGCGGAATATGGCTATAGAAATGCCGTCTCAACTGGTGGCAAAACAATTAGCAAATATCAAGTTGAACTTATCACGCGCACTGGGTGTGCACCTATTCTCGCGTTTGACAAAGATGTCGAAGAAGATGAACTGCAAGATATTGCCAACATGTTTATAGATGGAATTAATGTATACGCAGTAATCGACAAAGACAACCTGCTTGATGAAAAAGAAAGTCCAATGGATAGACAAGATGTCTGGGAGAGGCTATACAAGGATTGTGTATTTAAACTAAAATAACAATACAAAATTAATAGGTGGTGGTTCTATGAGGGTAATAGATACAGATTGCTGCGATTGTGGCTTACCATGCACTTACGAAGCATGTAGATTTTATAAAGTAATAAGATATATATGCGATAGATGCGAACAAGAACAAGACGAACTTTACTACTTTGGTTCAAGTGAATTATGTATTGATTGTATCCAGGAACTACTAGAAAGGGTTGAATACGATGACTGATAAGAAGAATGTACCACAGGAACCTACTGCAGAAGAACGTGCCAGCTGGCCAATTAACCATGTAGCAAAAGTATTTAAGAAGTTTAACGCATATGATAGGGGCAAGGATCGCAAAGATAAGCGCCTTTATGATTATGAACCTGATATTGTGGACGAGGAGTCGTTGGATGAGACTGAGTAAGACTCACAAGGCATATTTTGAGGCGGCGAAAGCCGTCTCTCAGCTTGCTGATTTTCCTAGAATTAAAATTGGTGCGGTAGCTGTTTACAAACATCGCATTATTTCAAGCGGATTTAACTCACGTAAGACTGCACCTATTCAAAAGAAATATAATGTCTATAGATTCTCCGAGGATAGTATGCACTGCATACACGCAGAACTAGCATGTCTTAAGCCGCTAATTGGACGTGGAGATATTGACTTTAAACATGTTAGTCTATATGTATATAGAACTGGACAAAAAGGAAATGCACTACTTGCGCGTCCTTGTCCAAGCTGCATGAAGCTGATTACAGAACTCGGAATCAGAGACATTTATTATACAACAAATGAAGGTTATTCCCATGAAAACATTTTAGAGTAAGGAAGGAACATTTATGGAGAACGTAGAACACCTATACGAGTACTGTAAGCAATGCTACATCAAAGAATGTAAGCCACCCAAGAAGTTAGTTAAACACATAGTTCTGTCATATGGCAAGGAGCCTTGTGCATGTTGCGGCAAAATGGACCGACTAGTAATCGACATTGACATTAAGGAGAAAGAATAATGACGCAAGAAAGACTCGATTTTGTGCAACCGATTTTAAACACGTTTGAAAACGAAGACATCAAGGAATTTGCCATGGTGTTACTTGAAGATCTCCCTGATTATATTTGGCGCGTAGGAGCGTCTAGTACAGGCAAGTATCATCCAGCGTACTCACTTGGTGAAATGGGGCTTATGAGACATCAGGTTGCAGTAGTAAGATTCTTGAATTTCTTTTTGGAACTAGAGCAGTATAACAGCAAGCTCACAAGTAGAGAACGAGATCTTATTAGACTTTCGGGACTAATTCATGACGGACGCAAGAGTGGATCTCAGGAAGACTATGAAAAGTCTAAGTACACTAAGTTCGATCATCCAGTGCTAATGGCAGATGTTATTAGAAGTTTTGATGGCAAGTATCTAAATCATGATGAACTTGAACTAGTAGCAGATACAATCTCAAAGCATATGGGTCAGTGGAACACGGATAAGAAGAGTAATGTTGAGCTTCCGAAGCCCAACAACAAGTATGCAAGAATGGTTCATGTGGCAGACTATCTTGCTTCTAGAAAGAGTATTAGCTTGGACTTTGACAATATTGTTGTAGAACAGCCTGCGGCGATTACTTTTAGTGAGGACACCGTGATCGATTTTGGCAAGCATAAGGGCAAGCGCTATCTTGATGTTTATAATAGTGAGCCAGATTATTTTGACTGGGTGGAAAATAATGTACATAAAAAAGAAATTCTCAACATGATTAAGGCAATGAGAGAATATCTAAAGGTAAAGGAGAATAAGTAATGGCAGAACTTTTTGGTGGAGATGGACTACATAGAGCATTTAAAGTGCTAAAGATTGACGCAAAAAGAACTTATAAGAGTTCACATAAGCCCTATTATGAGGTTTGGGAGATCAACAAGAAGGATCTTAAGACTCTTGAAGATGTTATTGAGTGGCCAGAAGAGTTCGGTTGGTGGCGCAGTTCCAAGGGCAGCAATATGGGAACTCCTGCAGATTTCTTTACAGTGAACGGACAGTTTATGATTGGGTGGGAGACGCGGGACGGCAACGACACATATGATTCTTTGATTGATTATTTTAACAAAGGTCTTGGTGTTGGTATGGAGTCCAATATGTGTGCTTTGGCTGTAGATCTTGGAAGAGCAAATGGTATGTCAATGGGACGGCTATTTGAAATTTACGAGGGGTAATATGTGAAAAGTTGACAGAATGATCAGGAAATTCTTGGCCATTCTGTCAATTGTTTTTTATATGGCTCTATGGTATATTATTACCAGGTACTAACAGTACAAAATTAATGAAAGAAGGAAATTCAAAATGAAGAAGCTTGTTGTTTGTGTTGTTCTTATCATGTGCCTTTCTAGTTACGCCTTTGCGGCCACACCAGAAGAACTTATTAGTATTATTGACCAGGCTAGACTAGAACTTATGCAGTTCTATCCCCCTGTTGTAGATGGAACTGTGCTGTACGAAGACGAGAATGTCAAAATGACTGCGATTGGAGCTCCTTATTTTGATGAATATTGGGGTGTTGACGATGATTATGGAACAATGTACATTGACGTAATTATTGAAAACTACACAAATAGCAATATCCAGTGCATGTTTGCAGAAATTGCAGTCAATGGTTGGACGCTAAACGGATACGCAGAAGAAGTAATGGCAAATAAGAAGGTTAAAGGGTCAATTAGTATTGATTATATCGCAGACACAGACCTGAGTTCTGCAGAAGAAATTGAAACAATTGAGGGCGTTTTCTCTTATGTGCACTCAGACAGCTGGGATCTTGTTGGACAGGGAAAATTTTATTGGACGTTTAATTGAACAAAATATAAAAGGTGGCAAGAATTATGGCATACACTGGTTTTGTTACTATTCTAAAGAATGTGCGCAAGCATTCTAACGCAGATCGCCTACAGATTGGCGAATGTTTTGGAAACTCTGTAATCGTATCCATGGATTATATGGAAGGACAGCTTGGCGTTTACTTCCCTGTAGATGGTCAGCTATCTGAGGAATTTTGCAAGGCGAATGATCTTGTGCGTCGCAAGGATGAAAATGGCAATCTATGTGGTGGTTATCTAGACCCTGAAAAGCGCAACATTAAGGCACTAAAGCTTCGCGGTGAAAAGTCTGATGGACTATTCCTTCCGCTAACTTGCCTAGCTGACTTCTGTAAGATTTCTGATCTCAAGGAAGGCGATACAATTTCTATGCTAAATGGTAAGGAGATCTGCAAGAAGTATATTCCAAGGCGCAATCATGCATCTCATACTTATCATGGTGGTGGCGGCAAGAGAGCAAAGGCTAATTTTGCACCTACTTTCTATGAGCATGTTGATACTGCACAGCTGGCATACAATCTGGGTGAGTTTAAGGCTGGAGACATTGTAGAGCTAACGCTCAAGATGCATGGAACTAGCGGTCGTACTGGTTATCTGCCGCTGCATCATCGTAAGCCGCAGACTCTATGGGATAAGATTCGTCGTCGCCCTGGCAAGGAATATGTGGAATATGGTTATGTAACTGGTACTCGTCGTGTTGTTCTTGATGACAAGCATGATGGTGGATATTATGATGATAACAATTTCAGACTAGAGATGGCAAAGAAGTTTGAAGGTAAGCTACGTAAAAACGAAACGGTCTACTACGAAATCGTAGGCTTCGTAAACGAGGATACCCCTATCATGGCATCTGTAAAGAATTCCAAGATTAAGGACAAAGAATTCTCTAAGCAGTACGGTGAAGAAACAGTATTCTCTTATGGTTGCGAACCTCTTGGTGGCTGGGAACCTCACTCTGTTGAGCCAGATGGCTTTTATGTTGCTAATGGATCTCCAACTGAGGTATTTCCTCCTAAGTGCGAAGTTTATGTTTACCGCATGACTATGACTAACGAAGACGGTGATGTCGTAGAGATGTCTCCTGATCAGATGCGCATGCGTTGTGAACAGATGGGCGTAAATGCTGTGCCCGTATTTGAACGATTCATTATTCCTGAATATATTAAAGAATATTCTGCTGTTGATTTCGCTGAAAACTGGGTTGCAACTAGGCGCATCCATGTTAACCCTGGCGAATATGTCCTGCGTAAGGTTGAAGAATACTTTGATGGCCCCGACCCAATTGGTAAGACTCATATTCGCGAAGGTGTAGTGGCTCGTATCGTAAATCGTCCCAATATTGCGGTCTACAAGCATAAGAACTTCTCTTTCAAGGTTCTTGAGGGCATTATCAAGGACGAAGCACTTGAACCAGACCTAGAAGAAGCACAGGAAGAATAAATAACAAAATGTTTTAATGAGGAATAAAATATGCTAATGTTCCATTAATACGAATCCCGTATACATATTTTTCTAAAATATGTATTGATGACTTACAATTAGAAACAACACAATTTTTAATAGAACAAGTAGGTGATTAAAATGAACAGACCAACCCTAATTCTACTCGTAGGAATCCCTGGTTCAGGTAAAACCTACTATGCCAAAGAATACGCAAAGTTTCACGACAATGTAATTCATCTTTCTTCTGATTCTATCAGAAAAGAACTGTGGGGGAATGAAGCGATTCAGGGTGATAACCATGAAGTGTTCTCTCTAATGCAGTCCAGAGCAATCGAAGCACTAAACAATGGTCAGAATGTGCTGTATGACGCAACGAACATCACTCGCAAAGATCGCGCTTATATCATTTCAGCATGTCCAAAGTTTGTAAAAATTGAGGCACATATTATCTGGGCACCTGTTGAAGATTGTATTAGAAGAGATGCCGAAAGAGAGCGTACTGTTGGTCCAGAAGTAATTGGCAGGATGCTCAAGCGTTTTCAGGCTCCATGGTACGACGAAGGTATTGACCACATTGAAGTTGTAAAATCTGTTAAATATGATGATGGTATTTATGAAATGATATTGGTAGATGAAATGAAGATTCCACATGACAATCCTCATCATACTCTGAACATTTATGATCATTGCCAAGCAGCTTACCAATATATGCTAAAGACCACCAATGATTTTGAACTACAATGGGCCGCATGGCTACATGACATTGGCAAGCCTGCAGTGAAAGCGTTTGTGGATGCGAAGGGTAATCCTTGTGATATAGCGCATTTTTACTTTCATAACAACTATGGAGCATGGATGTCTTATGGAATTAGAAATGTTACTCCGTTTGTAGCTTGGTTAATTTGTAACCATATGGAACCATTCTTTAATAGTAAGTATTACAACAATCTACCTACATATCTTAAGCAGTACATTGATTTGCTCCACGAAGCAGATAAAGCCGCACACTAAACTTAACTTGACATACACGCCGCAATACAGTATAATGAATACGTTTGCAAACAACAATACAAAATTAAGGAGAATGAAAAATGGAAAATATTATTAATAAAATTTATAGCTATCTTAAGGGCAACGCAGATAAGACGCCCAGAGAAATCTCGTATGATCTTGATCTTCCCACTGTTCGCGTTTTGGCCGCTCTAGACATGATGCTGCTTGGCGGTAGTGTTGTGACTGTTGAGAATCCTAACTCTGGAGAATTTTATTATCACATTAGACAGGAGTGATAACATTGTATGGGTCGTAGTAAAACTGCGGCCCATATTTGTTTAATGCGTCAATAGACAATACAAAATTAATGGTGTATAATAGCTATAGATGGGAGGAGATATAGATGGCAAAGTTGTTTTGCATCAGTGACGTGCATGGGTTCTATGATGAAATGTGCAAAGCGCTTGATGAAGCGGGATTTGATCAAAATAATAAAAATCATTTTCTGGTAGGGCTTGGAGATTATACCGATAGGGGCAGACAGCCACATAAAGTTATAGACTATCTTGCGTCTCTGGAGCGCAAAATTCTAATACGCGGAAATCACGAAGATCTCATAATGGATTGTCTTGCACGCGAATATCCACAGGGGCACGATTGGAGCAATGGTACCGCCCAAACAATTATTGATCTTGCCCCAAGCGCCAATACATTTGAAGAAGCTTGTATAGCAATCTATCCAAAGGTTTTAAAGTTTGTTGACGGCATGGTAAATTATTTAGAAACTAAGAATTACATCTTCGTTCACAGCTTTGTCCCGCTTGAATGTGATAGTATTCTACCTCCGTATTATCTTCGGGGCAAAAACTACACAAAGATGGAAAATTGGCGTGAAGCTCATGCAACACAGTGGGATGATGCAAGATGGGGTGATCCGTTTGAGCTTGCAGAATGCGGTTTGCTTCCTAATAAAACACTTGTTTTTGGCCATTGGCATTGCAGCACTGGCTGGGCAAAACTTGAAGGCCGCAGTGAGTTCGGAGCAGATGCAAAGTTTGACCCATTTTATGGTGATGGTTTTATTGCGCTTGATGCTTGTTGCGCTCATAGTGGAAAAATTAATTGTGTAGTACTGGAGGATGACATGATTTGAAGAAAAATTGGAACATTAAAATAGATGGCAGAGACATGGATCATCTTGAAATCATTGAAGCTCTTATGGAAAGCAGAGGTATTAAAAATTACAAAACCTTTATGACTCCACCAGAAGATTCAATGGTCCCTTTTGAAGAAATGCAAGGGCTTGAAGAGGGATGTAATATTGTATTAAAAACAATCGAAGATAACAATCGTTTTGTGGTATTCTTCGACGTTGATCAGGATGGTCTATCATCTGGTACAATTATGACGAGATACTTGCGAAATTTTACTGACAATATTGATACATATATTAATGAAGGTAAAAAGCATGGTGCGGAAGATTTTCCGATTGAAATGTTGGACAAAAATACCACACTAATTATTGTTGACTCTCTTAACAACGATCCAGAAGTATATAAAAATATCCTAAACACAGGTGCAAAGCTGATTGTGTGTGACCATCACCTAATTGAGCAGCGACTGATTGATGCAAATTTACCATTTTGTCTGATAAGTTCTGCTAACAACTACCCAAATCCAGCACTAAGTGGTGCAGGTGTCGTATTCAAGTTTTGTCAGTACATTGATGAAGTAACTTGGAACGACTATTCAGAAGAATTCTGGGATCTAGCAGCGGCAGGTATTATTGCTGATATGTGCGATGTTTCCGAACAGTCGGCAGAAAACAGATATATTTGTTATCAGGGTTTCAACCACCAAAGAAACCTTGCTATTTCAAAAATTAATGGTTCTTATGGGTTTGATTCCAAAGCTGTCAGTTTTGGTCTGGCCCCTCTTGCGAACGCTGCCTGTAGAATGAGTGAAAACAAAAAGGCCATGAGGATGTTTCTATCTGACGATGCAAAAGAAGTAAATGCTCTTATTCGTGATCTAAAGAAATGCAAAGAAAAGCAAAACGATATTGTGGCGGATCAGATGGAAGAGCTAATTAGACAAGGAGACGCACAGCTAGACCAAAAGTGTATGTACTTCTTTGTCGATGTTGATGCAGAAGTCGCAGGTTTGATGGGTAACAAATTGCTAGAAAAATATCAGCGTCCATTGTTTGTGCTCAGAACTGTAGGCAATAGTTACGCTGGGTCTATGAGAGCAATTGGTATAGATAATTTTACCAAGATAGTAAATGATACTGGAATTGGATCTTGTGTGGGCCATGAGCTGGCCGCAGGCGCATTTATACCAATTAATAGATTTGAAGAATTTAAAAACAAAATAGAAGATGTACTGAGAGACGTCGAATTTGTTCAGTCTTGTGATATTGATATTCAGCTTGACGCAGAGCAAGTTACAGATATCCTAATTAAACAGATTAAGGATATTAATAAAATTTCTGGCTCTGGATTTGCTCCAATTACGGTTATGATTGGAGAGGTATCTGATTACGAAGTTGGCAATATGTCGGGCGGCAAACACCTCAAAATTACAACCCCAAATGTCACATTTATTAAGTGGAATTTTAATGGATGGGATGATATGTGGGACCTAGAAGATAAAGAATTTTATGGAGTGGGACAGCTTGATAGTGGATATTTTGGAAGAACTTATTACAGACAGTTAATCTTGAATGATTTTAAATTTGAAGACGTTTGGTAACAATACAAAATTAATGAATTATAAAGGAGAAATGATTTATGACTATTACTACTGAAAAGCGTGACCTATTTACTATGCCCCAGGGTTATTATCTAGCACATTGTATCTCTGCCGACTTTGCACTCGGAGCTGGTATCGCAAAGACTTTTGATAGTGTTTATAATATGCGATTTAAGCTGTTCAGAAATTATCCTGATTATGAGTATTGTGGTGGCGATGCGCTACCAGTAGACAACGTTTTTAATCTTGTTACTAAGCAGAAATATTGGCACAAGCCTACTTATGAAACCGTAAGAGCCGCACTGGAAATGATGAAAGAATTTATGGAGTTTCTGAATGTAGCCAAGCTGGCCATGCCACGCATTGCTTCTGGCTTGGATCGTTTAGATTGGAGCAAGGTTTATGAAATCATTTGCGAAGTATTTGAAGACATGGACGTTGAGATTGTAATTTGCGAACTCTAATTGGAGGTTTGAGTTATGGCAGAGATTAGACCCACTTATCTTATTATGGTTACAACTGCGAATAACAATAAGTATTATAATCTTTTTCCAGAAGGTGACCAGTTTAGAGTCGAGTACGGACGAGTTGATGCAACTAAAACCACAAGATATTATCCCATGTCTAAATGGAACACGCAAATTTCCAGTAAGCTTAATAAGGGATATCAAGATGTAACAGACCTAAAGCAGGATTTGGTAGAGAAAATCTCTTCTGCCAATCCTGAAAGCCATTACAGAGACATTGAAAACGCAGCAATCAAAGCTATCGTAGAAAAGCTTCAGGGTCTAGCTCGCGAAACCATTCAGAAGAACTATACCGTTCAAGCATCTGCTGTTACTCAGGATATGGTTGATGCGGCTCAGAAGATCATTGATGAGCTGGCAAATGGCGATGCTACAATCGAAGCGTTCAATGACAAGCTGCTCAAACTGTTTACGGTAATTCCGAGAAAGATGGGCAATGTCAGAGATTATCTAGCTGATAAAGTAGAAGACTTTGCACAGATTATTTCCAAAGAACAGGATCTTCTTGACGTTATGCGCGGTCAGATTTATGTGAAACCTGAGCATGAACCTGTTGAGCATGTAGAAAAGAAACAGCAAACTATTCTTGAAGAACTTGGACTTGAAATGGAAGAAACTACTGCGGATGATATTGCGCTCATTAAGAAGCTTATGAATGAATCCGCTGGCAAGTTTAGAAGGGCTTGGAGAGTTAAGAACCTTAAGACTCAGGAACGCTTTGATAAGTTTATTGCTGAGAATGATATTCAGGACACCAGATTGCTGTTTCATGGTAGCCGCAGTGAGAATTGGTTTTCCATTATTAAAACTGGCCTTATGATTCGTCCTAGTAATGCTGTATACACAGGCTCCATGTTTTCAGATGGAATCTACTTTGCCCCTAAGTGTCAAAAGTCCATTGGATACACCTCGCTGTCTGGTTCTTATTGGGCACATGGTGGAAACAATGTCGCTTACATGGCGTTGTTTGAAGTGGCCTATGGAACTCCTTATGTTGTATACCAGCATGATAGTAGTTGTTATCATTTGAACTACAATGTACTGCAGAACAAGAATCCTAAATGTAATTGTCTGCATGCAAAAGCGGACAAGGGGATGCTGATAAATGACGAAATTGTGTTTTATAGAAATGATCAGATGACTATTAAGTATTTGATTGAGATTGGGAATTAAGGAGCTTTAATATGTCTACAGAAATTCTAAACGCCAAAATCACTCACACTAGACTTGGCGAAGATCACGGCTGTCTCACTGCATACATTACAATCGAAGGTGATGGTTGGGGCTGCACACCAGGCGGCTATTGCTTAGACCATTGGTTCTGCAAACCAGGCGAGTATTATTCCTCTGATGGCTATGGTGCGATTATTGAACTAATGAAGACCTTTGAAGTAGAATGCTGGGAAGATCTTGTTGGTCAGTATTGCAGAGTTGAAAGTGAAGGCTGGGGTGCTAAAATCACTAAGATTGGGCACTTAATGAAAGATAAATGGTTTTCGTGGCCAGAATATTTTAAGCAGGTGAAAGAACATCATGAAAACAATCTATGAATGTGAGCACTGTGGCAAGCAATTCTCAGATAAAACATGTTGTGCTTATCATGAGATTTTGCACCTTGAAGATGTAGAAAAGATCAAGTACTATATTGCGAATATGACAGACAGGGATATGTGTCGATGCTGTGTAAATTCGTTCTATGTATACGGCTGTGAACTGACATGTATGTATGAGTACAGTTGTAATAAGCACAACAACTACAGAGATTTTAGACCATATGACGTGGAAGATTATATATTTTAATGGAGGAATAAATTATGACACTAGAAGCACTACAGCAGGCAATGATTGCCGCTATGAAATCAGGAGACAAGTTCCGCAAAAACGTTATCTCCACTACAATTGCACAGATTAAGAACGCAGCCATTGACAATGGATGCAGAGATAATATTCCAGAAGCGCTTGTTAATGAAGTTCTCCTAAAAGCCAAGAAGACCGCACAGGAAATGATTGACACTTGTCCAGAATCTCGTCATGATCTACTTGAAGATTACAAGAAGCAGATGGAGATTATTTGTGAGTTTGCGCCCAGTCTGATCACTAATGAGGATGAGATTGCTGAAATTATTCGCAACTCTGGTGTAGAAATGAATAAGGGTAAAATTATGAAGTATCTGAGCGCAAACTTCAAGGGCAAGATGGATATGAGCATTGCAAGTAAAATTGTTGGAGATATGTTGAAGTGAGTAAACCTTATATTAAATATACTATTGACGGTATTGGCGACTGGGTAGTTCTAGATGTTAATTGCGGAGAAGATTTTCATTTCGAAGGACACAATGTCCCAGATCATGAGTGGATTAGACTAATTGAGATGCTTGGCTATAAAGTTGAACGCGAATATGTTGAGTACGAAGAGCATGAGTGGTTTGATCCAGAAGATAAGATGCCAGAAATTGGAGATAGAATTATTGTCTGTGATTTTAGCGGAGAAGAGATGGAAATCGTATTTACTTCAATGCCTACTGACATTAGCGCAAGCAACGTAATGCTGTGGAGATATGCGCATGAAGAAAAAATTTAACAGATATTCTTTCATTTACTCACGCATTCGTGCCAAACATCCTGATTGGACGCCTGGTCACATTAGATACTGCACAATATGGGCAATGGGGAGACATAAAACATGGACTGGAAAACATACCAAAGAAACGTATTCGACACTTTGAGTTCATTTGATGCAACATTTCGCCCTCATAACAAGTGGCAAGATGTAAAATTGTCAGCTATATGCCCTTGTAACACTTGTGAAGTGAGCAAGGAGCTGATGGCTCGTCAATATGAAATTCAAATGTCTGGCGGCTTACAAGAAGAAATCACTAAGCCGTGCGAACATTGCTTAGATGCTGTGCTCTGGAAAGCAGAATGTGTTCAAAAATTAGCGTGGTACGAAGAACATGATGAAAGGTTGAAATAAGGAGATTTGAATGAAAAGGCTTTATATTTGCGAATACTGTGGCAAGCAGTTTGAAAATGATGAGACTCGCTGCTATATACACGAAGAAAATTGTGAATTAAAACCAGAGCACTGGACCATTATTAAAGTTACTTGTAAGTCCGCGTGTCCAGATCGACTCTGGACAATGTGCAATAATTGTCGTAACGATGATTGGTGTGTTAATACAGTTCTCATACCTACATCTGATATAGAGAATATTAAAGCAAACGAGCCATATGATTACACCAACAATGGGCATGATGATGGGTTTGTTTGTAGATTATATACGTCTACTAACGGATCTAATTATACTTTTCGCGCAAAGTGTAGATGATAGGAGTGGCAAATGAATATTGGTGTTCACGCAAGCCATTGTTGTAAATGGCATGGTTGTAAATATGGTGATGAATATTGTCCAGTTGTTTTAGGGCGGGTTGAGCAATTATATTTGTGTGAATACTGCGATGAAGATCTGGAAAATGAAGAAAACTATAGACAGATATTGAAAGATATCGAAGAGATGAAGAGGTTTAAGCATGAATAGAGAAGAACTGCTAAACAAGGTCAGGAATTGCATACCATGGCCTGGATCTGAAGACGAATATCCAGACCTATATGGTAGATACGGAATGGGCATTTATGGCATATGCGAAGGCTGGCATTGGTTTGAAGAGGATAAAATTACAGAGTACGCACGAAGCAAAGGACATCTTCCATTAACCGATGCTACTGACAATGAATTGCTCCAGATGTGGGCGATTGCAGATAACTATTGGCTTAAGAACTATAAAGAATGGTATGATCGCGAGAAAAAGAAGTCTTCAAAACTGGATACATTCGTCGGCAAATGCGAAAGAAAATACTTTGGTTATGACGACAGATATACTGAGGAGACTATTGATAGAATTTTTAATTCTATATTTAAGATTTTAGATTCATTGCCAAAGGTGCCTAATACATGTGGAGAATGTAAGTTTATTGGACATTATGAAGATGGTCCATATCGTCGTAATCCCCACTGTTGTTGTGAACTGATGTGGGATTTAAAAGAAGAAGACTATAAAGTTAACAAGAATGCGCTTGATGAAAATTGCCCACTAAAGGTATTATATTCATTAAATAAAAACTGACGAGGTAAATAACATGTTTGAGGTTTTTTACAATCAATTTGGCAAATATAATGTGCATAGCATCCGAGACAATGACGGTTTTGATCCAGATTTCTTGATTTATATCAACAATCATTGGGAATGGGTTTCAAGCATATTTTGCACACCTATACAAGTTGATAACAACAAAAGGCTTACAAGAGAAGAATACACTGAAAAGTATTGTAAAAATTGCAACTCTTTATGCTCTGGACTTTCAGATGATTGGGCTAGTGGTTGTACACATCTTGAAGAGTTAAAACAAGAAAGGTGACAAAGAAAATGACAAGACTTGAAAGAATTATTGAAGCGTTCAATGACTATGATGAAATAGTTGAAAATTTATCATGGGATAATAACGATGGTACATATGAGCGTGAATTAAAGAGGTTGCGCAAAGAAGTGAGTGAGCTTGTTGCGGAGCTGAAGAGGTATGGTTGCAGGAGAGAGGATTGACACATAGAATACGAATTTTATGGGGTGTAACGCAAATGAAGGCGTCGGAATTAATTAAACTGTTACAAAAAGAAATTAAAACTTTTGGGTGCGACCCATATGTGACAATTGAGCATCCAAATGGTGACTGGAATTCCTTACGTGATGTCTGGTGTGGTAAACGAGGATTTATGCATGGTTATATTGGTGATAAACCTGCAATTGTATTGTCGAGGTCAACCACTTTACTAGATGAAGAAATGAGCAGTTAATAAAAACAAACTTTTATGAGGTAAAAATTATGAATGTGATACAAGTAACATGTGGAAATTGTGCAGGAATTGGCAAGCATTATAATTGGAAAACAGTCTATATGGACGATGTTTCTGGCACTATGGAAAGAGAAGAGGTTGTTTGCAAAGCATGTAATGGCAATGGTTATACCGAATATGCAACATTCACTATTGAAGAAGCAAAAGCAATCCTTGAGCATTGTGGTTTAAGTACAGAAAGTTAACATATAAAAATAGAGTTTTAAGAGGTTAAAACGTATGAAAGAAATAAAATACACTTGCCGTTATTGTGGCAAAACAAATACAATTATGACATTTTGGAAGTGGCTTTGGACACCTCATTTCGGTTCTAAGAAGTGGATTAAGTGCAAGCACTGCGATGCAAAGAAGCACTTTATGACTAGACAAGATTGGAACAAGCCTTGGTGGTTTGATTGGTATAAGTAATAAAAATAGAGTTTTAAATGATGATATTATGAAGAATATTGTTTTAGATATAATAATGGGATTAATTTGTTTGGCATTGGTAATTACAATTTTCGGAATTGTTTTTATTCCAGATATATTGGAACAATGGGCAGATATGAGAACACAATAAAATAAGTTTTAAATGGTGATTATATGACAACTGAAGATTTAAGAACCAAAGAATTGCGCGAAGTAATAGAATTTCTTCTTAATTTTGATAGCTATTCTGAATATCAAGACAATTTAACAATTGTATTGGACACATTGGAGTCCGTAATGGTTCGATTTGACAGTCTGAAAGATAGCTTTGACATTTTAACGAATAGGTATTGTGATTTAATTGATAAGTCTTAGAGAGGCAAACAGCATGAAAGAAGTAAAAGTAATTTGTCCTAAATGTGGCAATATGATGGTCTACAAGAATTACTGGAGTTGGATCTTGCATACTCCTTTTCATTGGTTTGGTAAGCGTAGGACAAAGTGCGGTAAGTGTGGAGAAGTGGCTTATATGGAGAGGGTGAAATAATTATGAGCAAATCCATTCTATTAATCGACACGCCTGAAAAATGCGAAGACTGCATTCTGTTGTATCATTGTCATAAATATGATGATGTAATAACCATAGATAGCAAGCCAGATTGGTGTCCGTTAAAACCAATGCCAAATAAGATGGAAATATCGTATGGTAGCGATGAGCAAGATTGGTGAAAAAGGATATAACAGTTGCGTAGAACAAATTATAGATACATAAAAATATACTTTTAACAGGTGATAAAAATGGATATAAATATTTCAGATGAAATCATTGAAAACATGGTAAAAGAACAAGTTAAAGCAAGAGTTAATCAGTATATTTCTGAGCGCACAAAAAATAATACGTATTGGATTTGGGATATGTATCATGATTGTGCGATGAGCGAAGTGCGTAAGGTTATTACTGATGATTTTGCAAAAGAAGCTTGCAATAAATTGTGCAAAGAACATATTGCTGAAAAAATAATTGATAGATTTGCAGAGAAGATAGCAAATTGTTTTGATTATTAGAAAAGTTTAAGAGGTAATTACATATGGAAGCAAGCGATTGTAAGTTTTGCGATTTTCACCAAGAACCAAATACATGGGAGATAAATTTATATCGATGCAGTTCATATAAATACGATGGGTTTAAATACTTTTTAGAAGTCGAATATCCTCTTGGTGAATATTTGACCAAATATCCCAGCATAAAGCCAGTAGAAGTTTATTATTGTCCTATGTGTGGCAGAAAGTTGGATGCATAAAAAGAGGTAATTATGAGCAAAGCAATTTTAGTAATTGATATGCCAAGTTGTTGTAGAGAATGTCCTGTTTGCGCATCATATTCGGAAAGTGCCTTGTCACCTAGAGAATATTGGTGTTCTCCGATGGATAATCAAGATGTAAAGCCAAATAGCAAACCTGATTGGTGTCCATTGAAATCGGTAGAGCGTTTGATATCTTTTAATGGAGACGAATATGCAGAGGGATGGAATGATTGTATAGAGAGAATTTTTAGCAAAACTTAAGAGGTGACAACATATGAAACTAATTAAAGAATACTTGTGCGATGGTGCTAGACCATCAGAAGAAGAGATTGTGGAATGTTTGGAAATCGTTGACAAAGAAAGCTGCATCATAGAACTTAGATGGTTCTTCCCTTATAGTGGTTGGTACAATTTGTTTATTGATCAGAGCATGACGTTTGATGAGTGTATGGATAAGTTGCCGAAGGTTTATGGAATATAAAGAGGTGAGTATATGGATTTAATTAGAGTTGCAGAAAATGAAGATTTCGCCGCCGATTACTATAAAAGCATGGGCATGTATAAGGTAACTGTTGTTGTGCCAGAGTTAAATTACGAAGCAGATTTTTGGTTTGATGCGTATGAAGAAAAAGAAGTGCGCGAAGTTATTAACTGCAAGGATTGTGTAGAGTATGACGGAACATATCATAGGTGCAAGCTACTTTCAGAAGATCCTGATCCTTTTACTTGTGGACATGATGTAAAAATGGAGCCAGATGACTTTTGTAGTTTTGGAGAATTAAAAATGGATGGGGAGTAAGAGGTGAAGTGCGCGATGAATAGAATTGAGAGAATCAAAGAACTAACTGTAGAGCTTCTGCGGTATTGTCATGAATATTATGTCATGGACAATCCTACTATTAGTGATGCGGCTTACGATAAAAAGTATAACGAGCTTGAACAGCTGGAAAACGAAGCAAATTTCTGGCTTGCCAACAGCCCTACGCGTAAAGTGCAAGGCGCTGTGCTAGATGGCTTTACTAAAGTAGAACACACTAAACCAATGCTATCCGCAGCAAAAACTAAGGATATCAATGAAATCAAAAAGTTCATTGGTAATAATGCGTTTTATTGTAGTTACAAACTTGATGGATTGACACTCGTCGTTCGGTACAGTAATGGTAAGTTTGTACAGGCTGTTACGAGGGGAACGGGTACAATTGGAGAAGATGTCACCGAACAGGCCAAGATGATTAGCAACCTTCCCATGAATATTCCATACGATATGGATCTTGAACTTCGTGGAGAATGTGTTGTTTCTTGGGATAATTTCAACAAGATTAATGAAACTCTTGAGGATAAATATTCCCATCCTCGTAATTTGGCTGCAGGCAGTCTTCGTAATCTTGATACAAATATCACTAAGGTTAGAAACCTTTCCTATATAGTATTTGAGTGTGTATCTGATCTATATGACGAAAACGGCAAATATGATTCTAAGTGGGATGAACTTGGATATCTAGATTATCTTGGTTTTGAAACTGTGGATAGGTGTCTTGGGGAAGTTGAAGCTTGCGTAACAGAAATGACGCCAGAATCTTATAGTTATCCTGTCGACGGTCTAATTTTCGAGATGTGTATGAAGGAATATTCTAAATCTCTCACTGCAACATCACATCATGAGGGCTGTAGAATGGCTCTTAAGTGGGCGGATAGTACATATGAAACTACGTTACTTGATGTGGAGTGGAATCCGACTAGAACGGGTTTAATTGCGCCGACTGCCGTGTTTTCTGAAATTGATCTCGATGGAGCTTTAACCACAAGAGCAACACTACATAATTTGTCTATCATTAAGCAGCTTGAACTTGGTATTGGTGATACTATTACTGTTTATCGCAGCAATATGGTTATTCCTAAGATTGATGATAATCTTACCAGAAGTAACACTCTTGAAGCTCCAAAGAAATGTCCTTGTTGCGGGTCAGAGACGGTTGTTAAAAATACCGACAATAGCCAAGTACTTATGTGTGTAAATCCAGATTGTGCTGCCAAGAAGATTGCGCAGTTTGTACATTTTGTAAGTCGCAAGTGCATGAACATCGAAGGTCTTGCAGAGGCTTTGCTTGAAAGGTTGATTTCTCTTAATTATATCAATAGTTTTTTGGACATTTATAAGCTTTCAAACTACCGTAACCAACTTATCAAGCTAGATGGTTTAGGAGCTAAATCGGTTGAAAAACTATTGTCTAGCATAGAGAAATCACGCAATGTGAAGCTTGAGAACTTCATTGCAGCACTTGGTATCCCCAACATTGGTTTGTCTGCCGCTAAAACCATCTCGCAGAAGTTTAATGGGAGTTTTCACGATTGGGCGGATGCATATTCTCATGGATTCCCATGGGACACGTTGGACGATTTTGGTGAAACAATGGCTACAACTCTTGATAATTATTTAGAATATAATTATTCGGATATTCTCAGGCTTGCTGACGAGATGCACTTTATTGTTCCTGAAAAGAAAAGTGTAAGTAACAGCCAATTTAACGGTAAATCTATTTGTGTTACAGGCAAACTTAACCACTTCACCAGAGATTCTATCAATGAAAAGATTGCATCTCTTGGCGCAAAAGCAGTTGGCTCTGTATCCAAGAAGACTGACTACCTTATCACAAATGAACAGAGTGGATCTTCTAAGTACAAGAAAGCGGTTGAGCTTGGAGTGCCAATTATCACAGAGGAAGAATTTTTGAGCATGATTGACAAAAATGAGTGAACAAACTTTGTCTATTCGGTCAATTGAAAAGCAACGTACCGTGGTGCTATAATTGTATCACGGTACAAAATTAATGAGAAGAGGTTGTAATTTTGTTAGAAGTTGTAGTGGTTAGCATATGCTTTATAATTGCATTATTTTTTGTGTGGTTATACGCCAAACAAAAAATTGAATATTATAAAAGTAGATATGCAGACCTTCATAAAACGTACATAAAATATATGAACAAGCATAATCATGGAGCATCATGTGACCTATGTGATAATAGAGTTGGATGTGAAAAATATATAAAGTCTAATGGGAACGTTTCTCATTTTTATATTTGCTGTCCATTTTGGGAACATACAGAAGGGGGAACAATATAGTGCCAGTTATTAAACCTTGCCCAGTGTGTAATAGAATGCCAGAAATAACTTGTGTACCTTCTTATGGAGGATATGTCGTTACAATAAAGTGCAAACCGCTGTTTAAAAAGACTCACGCAGAAGTTAAGGGCGCAAATTATCGTCCTTGGCAATCTCATGATGAAGCAATCGATGAATGGAATAGGATGGTGCAGTTATATGAGTCCGAACGAAAGAATTGATAAGTTGATTGACATTATATATGAAAATGTATCGGAGCTTGAGAAAAGATGTGACGCAGAACAGCTCAATGCCACATATGCCATTAGCGAGTTTGCAGAAGTCAAGCACAAAGTTTCGCAGCATATTAAAACCATCTTAAAAAGTATTCCGAAGTGGATTAGTGTAGATGATAGATTGCCCGATGACGATGTGAATGTACTGGTTTTTGCTCCCGCTACCATTGGAGATGACGCTATCGCAATGACAAGCTACACGCACAACATGCACGGGTACAACATAGAGGGTTGGCGTTCTCCGTGGCAATATTTCTTTTACGACCATACGATCACGCACTGGATGCCACTTCCAGAACCGCCGAAGGAGTAGTGATTGATGAAGATATTAGCAACTGCTTTCATCAGTATTATTGTAGTGGCTGTATGCTTTTTCGTCTACGCATTGTGTAAGGTTGCAAGTGATGGGAGAGATAATGATGACTAACGAAGCAAAACGGACTGTAAAAGCGTTAAGACGTTGTCCAGATTCAGATTTTAAATGCGAACAGTGTCCTGTGTACAATCCTGGCTTTCCATGTCAGAACGAGCTTAATGCGGCTGATATTATAGAAGAATTGTCAGAAGAACTTGAACGTGTTAAACTCGAAAGAGATGCAGCGATTAAAGACCTATCTGTGTATAAAGAATGTGCTCTGTGTAAATATTACATGTACAATGATAACGTATATGATATATTCGGCATGTGTTTAGGATGCGGGAGTAGAAAAAACAACTTTGAATGGCGCGGAGCTAGAGAATAAATAGTAATTATGAATAACATAAAATTTATCACTGGAACAATGTCAATACGAGACTTGAATAGCGATATTGTTTTTGAGTTGGAAGAATCTACACCAAATTTCGATTATTGGGAGATTCCTGCTAATAATCCAATTATTCTACCAAAGTGGGATGAAGCAACAATTGAGTTTAACAATGTAAATCTAAATCGAAAATTCTTTTGGACGTTAACTTATGGCCGTTCATGGCGATGGCCCGTATCAAACAATTGGTTGAAACTCAATGGATATACGTTAAGAAGAAACAAACAAATCAAAAAAGCGCTCCCTTGGTTCTGGAAATACTTAATTAACGTACTGGAGGAACAATGTCATGAAATTGAAGTTTGAAATTCTTGAAGCCGCAAGCCTACTACTAAACATGTTGGACACATGTGAAGATGATGAATTTGTGGACTATGTTGTTGAAGCGGTATATAACAATGACCGCATGGCGCTGTTTGAACTGGAGGATGTACTGTGAATTAATTATTGTAAAAAGAGTGTGTGGCTTAGCTATGCACTCTTTTTGCGCTTGACAAAGCATGAGTTTGTGTTATAATAACAACAGTACAAAATTAATGGGGCGGGGGGTGATATATGTGGAAAATCTATTAAATGGGTTATCCATTGGCATATTGTTTGGCTTTTTTGTGATGGCATGGATAATTGCAAACGGTGAATAGCGAAAGGAACAAAAAGATGGCAAATATTGTGAACAATTACAGTAGTACTATTGTGACTATTTTCAAGGATGTTGTTAGGAACTATGAAATGAATCTTGATGTTATTAAACAAACCGAAGGTGAGCTCAATGATCTTTATCATGAATGTGAACTATCCGAGCCTAAGGATATGTACAAGGGCTATTTGATTTATAAAGCTATTCGTGAAGCTCGTATTCGTAGGAGAACCGCAAAGGAGGAAAACGAATTGCTGAAAGATATGTATGAGTATTTTCAAAGCACTCAGGGGCAGTCGTTTAAGAGCAAGATTCAGTCTCTTCAGGGCAATTCAGTTAAGCTGAGAGCCACGCAGGAATCTAGAACTTACACTCCTAGGCAGAGAAGTGATTTGACTTGTACTAACAAACACTCTAGTGCCAATAGGCCGTTTGAAGATATGCTTGCCGAGTTTAATAAGACTAAAATTACAATGCGCGGTGGGAAGTTGAGGAAGTGATTAGGTGGTTTTAACTAGCGGACAAGAAAAAGGTTTGAGAATAGCGGTTGAGAGGTATAAGAATAAAGAACCGTATACGGTGATTGCTGGCTATGCTGGTAGCGGCAAGTCTACTCTCGTACAATTTATTATTGATGCACTATGTGTTGACGAAGCGAGTGTTGTATATATTGCTTACACTGGCAAGGCTTCATTGGTGCTGAGAAGTAAGGGATGTAACAACTCAATGACTGCGCACAGGTTATTGTATAACGCCAAAGAAAAACCAGACAGAACGTATGAATTTAAACCTAAGAAAAGTTTAGATTACAATTATAAGATTGTTGTACTAGATGAGTGCAGTATGTTACCACAAGAAATGTGGGAATTGCTCCTATCTCACCATGTTCATGTTATTGCATTAGGTGATCCTGGGCAGTTGCCGCCAATAGATGGTATTAGTACAATTCTAGATAATCCTCACGTAATGCTAGATGAAGTCGTGCGACAGGCGCAAGACAATCCTATTATTAGACTTAGTATGGATATTCGTGATGGCAAATGGATTAATTACGGTGGTCCAAAGGAGTGTAGGATAATTCCACAGGAAAGCGTATCTGACAAACTTTTGTTGGGTGCAGATCAAGTTTTGTGCGGTAAAAATACAACCAGACATTATTTGAACGATAAGTTGCGCAAAATTAAGTTTGGAGATCAGTGCGCTAGTGTGCCAATTGGTGGTGATAAAATTATTTGTCTTCATAATGAATGGCAAGAAATTGGTAGTAATGAAGAACCATTGATTAATGGCATGATAGGCATTGTAAGTGACATTGAATTATGCAGTGATAAGTTGTATAATCCAAAGATGATTGCTAAATTTACTTCTAATAGTGGTGGAGTATACAATAATTTGCAAATGGATTATAAAATCTTCATTGACAAAGAAAGCACTATAAATAAGGACAATTGGTGGAAGTTCAAAGATGTTCATAAGGCTTATGAATTTGATTATGGATATGCAATTACCACCCACAAGGCTCAAGGTTCTGAGTTTGATAAAGTTGTTGTGTATGACGAGTGGCTCGGCGACAGGGAATATCATAAGAAATGGTTGTACACTTCTGTGACAAGGGCTAGTAAAATGTTAGTTGTAGTGAAGTGACAATACAAAATTAATGAAAGGGGTGGTTAGATATGTACAGTAGTCTTCATAACCACAGCATGTACTCTTTGCTTGACGGTTACGCGAAACCAGAAGAGTATCTTAAACGTGCTAAAGAAATTGGCCTCAAGGCATTTTGTATTACCGAGCATGGTAACGCCTATTCTTGGTGCTATTTTGACAAGCTCAAAAAAGACTATCCAGAGGTAAAAATGCTTTATGGTGTAGAATTTTACGAATGTTTTGATCGCAACGAGAAGAATAAGGATACAAAATATTTCCACCTTATTGCAATTGCAAGAAACGAGCGAGGTCGTGTTGCACTCAATGAACTCATCACTCTATCAGAACTTCATGGCAAATACTATCGTCCACGTGTGACAATCCATGATATTGCCCCATATGCGAATGATCTAGTAATTACATCTGCTTGTTTGGCATCAAAATTGTCCAGAGAGTCAGATTACAATAAGTGCTTAGAATATGTGAACGAATATCGCGCATTGTTCCCTCATTTTTATCTAGAACTACAAGCGCATGGCAATAATCAGGATCAAGAAGAATATAACGCCAAGATTCTGGAACTCGCCAAAGACACCAATACTAAATGGATTATAACCACAGATTCTCACGCCGCGACAAAAGAGGATCTGTACTATCAAGGCCGTCTAGTACAGATTGCACATGATTCAGAAACAATGTCTGAAAGCTATAATGACTGTTATCTGATGTCAGAGGAAGAAATCCACAACGTACTTGACGAGCACATTGGTGTTGAAGCAGTAAATATTGGCCTAGCCAACACTAATGAAATAGCTGACATGTGCGAGATTGTTGGCATGCCATTTCAGTCTCCAAAGCTACCTACGTTCCCGCTTCCTGATGGATTTAATGATAACTATGAGTATCTTAGACATTCTATCGAAGAAGGCTGGAAGAAGCGCAAGTTTAATGAGTTTGACGAAGAAAAGCAAAAAATCTATCGTGAGCGACTTGACTATGAACTTGACGTAATTCATCAGATGGGATTTGACGGTTACTTTTTGATTGTTGCAGACTTTATTAAATGGTGTAAAGAAAATGGCAACAAAGTTGGCGCTGGCAGAGGTAGTTGTGCTGGAAGCCTTGTATGCTTTGCCATTGAAATTACCGACATTGATCCTATCAAATATGGTCTAATTTTTCAGAGATTCCTAAATCCTGAACGAGTATCTATGCCAGATACAGATACAGATGTATTTGATAGAGGAGCTGTTGTTAATTATCTTATTGAAAGATATGGTGAAGATCGTGTTTGTCAGATTATTAACTTTTCTTTTATCACACCTGTTGTGGCACTTAAAGACGTCGGCAAAGTGCTTGGATTTCCATATAAAGAAATGGACAAGCTCAGCAAGGGTTTTGTGTATGCAACATTTGAGGAGTGTTTGGAAAACAATAAGGAAGCTGCTGACAATCCAAAGTACAAAGAATTGTTTGATATTGCAAGTCATCTTTCTGGTCGTGTAAAAACAACATCTATTCACGCAGGTGGCGTTGGTATTGTTGATGGCAAAGTTACAGACTTTATGCCAATGAAACTTGGACAAGATGGCGAGCACGTAATTCAGGTTGATAAGCGCGTTGTTGAAGAAGTTGGCATTATTAAGTACGATATTCTTGGCGTTGCGTCACTTGGTCTTGTTCAAGAAACACAAAATGAGGCGCATGTGTCTGATTGGGAAATTGACATTAACAACCCAAAATTTGAATATGATGTGGATTCATATAAGCTGCTTAGTAGCGCAATGACAAATGGTGTTTTTCAGGTAGAAAGCGCTGGTATGAAGGATCTGCTTTTAAGACTTCAGCCTTCTGACTTGTCTCAGGTTTCTGCAGTTCTAGCACTATATAGGCCAGACTCTATGGGTGCGCTTGAAGAATATATTGAATGCAGCAAACATCCTGAAAGAGTAACATACATTCATCCAGATATGGAACCAATTCTCAAAGAAACGTTTGGGTGTATGATTTATCAGGAGCAATTGCTAGATATTGTTAGAAAATTTGGTGGTAGAAGTTATGGCGGTGCTGACCTATTTAGAAAGGCCATTGGTAAAAAGAATATTGAACTAGTCAAGCAAGAGTCTGCGAAACTGTATCAGGAAATTATTGACAATGGCTACAGCAAAGAACTTGCACAACAGATCAGCGATGATCTTTCAACTAAAGGCGGCTACCTCTTTAACAAGTCGCATTCATATAGTTATGCAGTTCTATGTCTGCAAACTGCATACTTGAAATGTCATTATAGTAAATACTTCTTCAGTGCGCTTTTTAACATGAACAAAAACAAACCTGGCATGATCAACAAGCACATTCTAGATGCAAAGCAGTTTGACGTAGAAGTGTTGCCTCCAAACATCAATAAATCTGAAATGAATTTTTCCGTTGCTAACGATAAAATTCTATTTGGATATTCTGCAATTACTGGCATTGGCGAAACGTTAGCTGAATCAATTATTGATGAACGTAATGCTAATGGCAAATTTGTAGACCTGAATAATTTTATTGAAAGAGTGCAACCAACAAAAGCGCAGATTATCAATCTTGTAAAATCAGGCGCAATTCCCACCAAGAACAAGAAGAAGTTTCTAATTAAATATCTCAGTTCAATGTATCAGCAAAGTGAATACAAGCCTGTTGCAACTTTGCCTACGAAACAAAAACTACTATTAGACTGGGACATTGACACAACGGAATATATGATTGGCCGCAAAGTAGATAAAGAACGAGTGCTAGAAATCTACAACGCTAAGAAAAAAGCCAAGTTTGATGAAGAGCAAAAGCTTAAATACCAAACATATATTGAAGAGTGCAATACAAAATACTTACAAGATGAAGCATTCTGGGAGTTTGAGACTTTACAAATCTTTGTATCAGATGAAAATCCATTCGCCAAAGCATATGAAATTCTTGATGATTTTACGTCTTATGAGAATGGCGATAAGTGCGTTATTGTAGGCATTATATCTAAGATCCAGAAGAAGAAAACAAAGACTGGCAGTCAGTTTGCTTTTGCAAATATCTATTCTGGAGATGGCCTCATAGAGGTTACGATCTGGCCTGATGCATTACAAAAATTCCAAGATCTGATCGCAAAGGGCAAGCAGGTAGCTATTCTTGGCAAAAAAGAAGGCGAAGATAGCATGATTGTAGATAAAATTAAACCTTATTCACAATGGCTTGATGATGTTGCTAAGAAAAGGTATGGACTAAAATTCTAACAATTGTATGGCTCTGACTGTAAAATAATTGCACTCAGAGCCTTGACAATACAAAATTAATGTGTTATAATAATAATATCCAATAAAAGGAAGGAATGATACTATGGAAGAGAACAAGAACATCAACGAAGTTGACGAGGCAGTCGCTGAGGTCGATGAAACCATTCCAATGAATGACGACGAGCTCAAGGAAGCTATTAATGGCACACTAGAAAGAATCCGTACTCAGAATATGATCCTAGGTTATCGCACCGCTTGCATGACAATTATGCAGATGATTTCTGGTTGGCATAAGCCTAACTGCAGCCATCGTGAATACGAACGTATCTTCAAGAAGGTTGAGGAATTTTGCGGTAAGGCGCTCAAGCAGGAAGAAAAGAATACTGAAGAAGAAACAGTACAAAATTAATGGAGGTAAGCTTAATGGAAGCATATCTAAATAGAATTGATGGATGGGATGACGCAATTATTTCAATGTTTCTATCAAAGCGTACACTAACACGTGAGCTTGAGATGGATATTAGAGCAGAAGTTGCAAAGTGCATTAATACTAATCCAGAGCATGGACCGGTAGGTGCGCTAAGTCATACTACTGAAAAGCTCAACGATTGGCTAAAGATTCTTTTCAAGTGGTGCCCTAAGCATATCACAATGGGAAGATTCCTTGATTTTAGTATTAGTGTTTATGGGCTACATAGAGGTGGTCAGGACGATCTTGATTCGCACGCAAAACGTATGGAAAATCGTATTATTCGTTCTTCTACCAGACTAGCAGATTTCTCCGACGGGGAAATGTCCGAATATTATCAGGACAAAATCATTCCAACTGACGAAGCACTTGAGTATCTCGGCATCGAGCTTCCTACCGAAATTGAATGTGCAGAAAATACTTATGTTCGTGGAGTTAATGGTTACATTCTAAAAGGTATGGAGAATAACAAGGATGTTAAGCGCGGTCTTTATATGCTCTCTATTCCGTCTAATTTCATTTTTAAGGTTAACCTTACGGAATATGCTCATATTTTTAAAGAACGCAACACGAACGGCACGGCCAATCCTGAAGTTAAGACTTGTATTGAAAAGGTAACGGATAAAATAGAAGCTGCTAGTCTTGGTTTTATTAATAGAGATCTTCTGTTGAAAATCAAGAATTGAGGTGAATGGTATGGATCAATTGTTCTTGTTCGTTGGCAAGAGCGCCAGCGGAAAGACAACTATCGCAAATCTATTAGAAGAAAAGTATGGCCATAAACAAGTTTACTCATATACCACGAGACAACCAAGATTTGATGGAGAAACTGGTCATATTTTTATCAGTAAAGATGAGTTTTGCAATTTGGGTGAGCTTGCTGGCTACACGTTCTATAACAACCATCATTACGGTACAACTTTTGCACAGCTTGAAGAATGCAATATTTACGTAATTGATGTGCCAGGGGTTGAGTATTTGCTTAATAGAGCGCACGATAAATGTCTTGCGATGTGCATTATTTATTTTGATGCAGCCGTTGCAACTCGTATTGATCGTATGATTGATAGAGGTGCGAGTGATATGGAAGTTATTTCTAGACTGCATCATGATGATACCAAAAATGACTGGTATAGAGAGTTGGACAAACTTGTATGGCATCATAAAAACATCAATGGTTTAAACGTTGAATTACATAAAATTGATGCTAATGAGAATATAGAGAATGTGCTTGAGCAGGTTCTATATTATATGAATAAAGATAATGAATTGGAGTGATTATATTGAACGTTCAAGAGTGGTTAGGTGCTGATAATCAGCTTGGCATTGATATTTGGGAAAGAAAGTATCGTTATGAAGACGAAACATTTGACCAGTGGCTAGATCGTATTTCTGGTGGCAACAATGCTGTAAGAGATCTTATTATTGATAAAAAGTTTCTATTTGGTGGAAGAATCCTATCTAATAGAGGACTAGAACATTCTGGTAGGAAGGTTAGCATGTCAAATTGCTATGTATGTGAGCCTCCAGAGGACAATCTCGAATCAATTTTTGAATGTGCAAAGAAGATTGCAAGAACATACAGCTATGGCGGTGGCATTGGCGTAGACCTATCTAAGCTTGCTCCAAATGGTGCCAAGGTTAGAAACGCCGCAAAAGAATCTTCTGGTGCGGTATCATTTATGGACCTTTATTCTTTGGTTACTGGGCTCATCTCACAAAATGGTCGCAGAGGCGCACTTATGATTTCACTATCTTGCGACCATCCAGATATTGAAGAATTCATTGACATCAAAAACGACCTAAACCGTGTTACAAAGGCTAACATTTCAATTCGTATTACAGACGATTTCATGAAAGCTGTAATTGCCGACGAAGACTATGAGCTGTCATTTGTGCGCCAAGAGACTGGAGAAGAGATCAAGAAGGTTGTAAAGGCCAAGGAGCTATTCCATAAGATTGCGAAGAACAATTGGAATATGGGAGAGCCTGGAATGCTTTTCTGGGATCGAATTGATAACTGGAATTTGCTAAGTGGATTCAATGATTTCCATTATGCTGGCACAAACCCATGTGCCGAAGAGCCTTAATAGTTGCTGGTGGGGGCTCTATAAAACTAGTGAAATGCTGGGACAACTCGTTAGGTTGACAATAGGAGGTTAATGTAAGTTTGGTCACTTACCCTAAAAATTTGTCAAATAGAGTCAATCAGCAGGTTAATCTAAAACGCAAGTATTGGTGATGACATGTGCAAGTATATAAAATTACAAATTTAATAACAGGATTAAGCTACATTGGAAAAGATCAAAATGATAATACTAAGTATATGGGAAGCGGCATTCTATTATGGCAATCCTATAGAAAAAGATTTAATAGAAATGATCTAGATAGTAGCAAAAAAACGCATCATAAGTGGGTTTATGAGCAAAATAAAGTATATAAATATTATGAAAAAACCATTTTGCATATATGCGAAAACGAGTCAGAACTTTGTGAACTTGAAAAGTATTATATAAAAAAATATAATACAATTCGACCCAACGGATATAACATTGCAAGCGGCGGCGAAGGTGGATGTTTGATTGCTGGATATACGGACGAAGAAAAAGAAAACTGGAAGCAAAAGATATCCGAAGCAACAAAAGAAGCGATGCGTCGACCAGAAGTTAAAGAGAAATTATTAGAAGCCGTGACCAACAAAAGCGATGAATGGAAAAAACATATTTCAGAAACGCTTACTGGAAGAAAAGGCACACCAATGTCTGACTCAAATAAAGAAAAACTAAGACAAAGAAGCCTAGGCAACACATATGGCATTGGAAACAAAAGCAGAGCGGGATATCGAAATAGCGATGACATGAACAAGCGTATTTCGAATGGTCTTAAGAATGTGATTCACACAAAGGAATGGAACGAGAAAGTTAGTGAAAGCTTGCGTGACAAACCTAAATCTGAAGCACATAAAGCTGCATTGCGGAAACCAAAGCCAAAGTATAAATGGAAATTGCCTGATGGAACAATCAAAATAATGGACGCCAGCAATGGCAGCAGACATAAGGATTGGATAAAATTAGAAAGAGTAGAATAGTTTAACTCTGACCAAGTTAAATAGATTAACCTCAACGACTATCCCACAAGGGAGTACACTACAAACTTATGGTAGTGGAAGTGCTAGTCCCATGAACAACATGGTGAAGATATAGTCTAATCTATACGGAGACGTATAGCAGTTCATAAAAGAACGCATAGGAAGTTGTGAATCCTATGGAATATTATGTTACCAGCTGGAGGATCTTGTTTGCTCGGTAGTATGAACCTATCAGCGTTCGTAACCGACAGCAACGATTTTGACTTTGAGGAATTTAAATATGCAGTTTATATGGCAACTATCGCACTTAACGAAGTGCTAGATGAAGGTCTGCCACTACACCCACTGCAGGAACAGCGTGATAGTGTGCGTGACTGGAGACAGATCGGACTAGGTATTTTTGGACTCGCAGATATGCTTATTAAGATGGGTGTCAAATATGGTAGCGAGGAATCTATTACACTGTGCCACACCATTGCCGAAACAATGCTGAATACGGCACTAAGGGCGTCTAATATGCTTGCA